TTACGGCTTCTCGGCGCTCCCACCACTCCGTTCGTATTCCTCAACATCAGATATCTTGATGCGAATGAGCTTGTCACCAAGCTTGAACGCGGGCAATTCGCCTCTCTTGATCATGTTGCGAACGTGCCGCTCAGAGCACTGCCAGCGGTCGGCTAATTTCGCGGGTGTCAGTACTCTCCCGGGTCCCTCATTAGTCATCACAGCCTCCGAACCAGCCATCCATGAGCGTTAGAGATTGCACTAACAGCCTCTCAATGCAAACCGAGCTAACGCAAGCCTGTGGCCTTTGCTGCTTCGACCCTTTTGCGATAATCAACGAGGTCCCTCCACGCTTTCGCGCCCTTTTCCGTTAAGAAAATCTCATCGTCCTTGAACCTCCCGCTTTCGGTCGGCGTCACCCCGATAAGACCGCGTTGGACAAGCTTGTTTCGCGTTCCCTCTCCAAAGCCTTTGATGGTATCGCACCGAAATTTAGTGCCAGCGGGTTTCCGGGCAAGCTTTTTGATCACAGTTTCTTCTCTGTAATTGAGAGCAATGTCGGCAGGCGGCCTGCCAATGAGCAACTGAATACGTTCGTGAACACGCTCTTGCTCGGCAGCATCTATTTCTGCGTCAACTTCGTTGTCCTCTTGCCACGCACGCAGAACTGCGTCCGATTGCGCGGAAGGCTCGACTGACCGAACGATAACAGCCCATCCTTCATCGTTGACGTAGTAGCGCCGGCTTACTGAAAAGAGCTCTTGATCCAGAAATTTGAGGGCCAAAGTATCGCCCACATTCGGACAAGTGCCAAAATTTTCGAGCGGATAGTCCAGAAGAAAATTGAGATTGCTTCCGTCTGTCGTCTGATAGACGCGAACTCGGACGTCCCGTTTTGCGCTCATGCCTGTGTCATACAGCAGAACCGTCGCACCAATCAATTCGTCGTTTAGGATGCCATGGCTTCGCGAGGCCTTCAGATATGAGAACCTGCCCAACTTCCCGCCCGTCAGGGAGATAGATATTCACAAGTGGCCGGCGACTTTGCGTCCGGTCCCTCGCGCCGCTGTCCTCGATGCGAGGCACGCCGTCCAACAGTAGTTCTTTCAGTCTGGCTTTCGCCTTTAGCGCAAGATCCCGCTCAAACTCGCATTTTGCGCGGCTCCCCATCTCGGGAGTATCCACGCCAGACTTGAACGGCACCCCGCCGCCCAGCAGACGCATGTTCTGGCCGTCGCATTTGACAGTGTCGCCGTCGATCACGATCAGCGAGGCGCAAACAATTCCGTTTCTCGCTGCCGCCGGGAGACCGGTTATAGCTGCAAGAGCTCCGGCAATGACGCCGAGCGTCAGCAAACTTCGGATCGGCATATATTTCCCAGACTGACGTGTCACTGCTCGTCTGGCTCTTTCCCCTCGTCTTTCTCGGCCGGAGAAGCGTACGGGTAAAAAGATATTACTCCATCCCAGGACGCGTTCATAGTGAAGGGGTGGGGGCTTTTAGCGAGATAGTCGTTGATGGTTTCTAGGTATTTGTCATCCTCTTCGGTCGTTCCGAAGCCGTTGATTGACGCCAAAAACCGCGCAAGCTCGTCAATGTTGATGGTTGGGGCCGGATAAAGCTTTTCAAGTGAATCGATGATCTCAGAGTTCATCGATCTGTTGTTCCGCTCAGCTGCCGTCTTGATCCGTTCGCGCAGCCCGTCGGGCATGCGCAGGAGGAACTTGTCTAGTTCATCGTTAGGTTTTTTCGTCTGCATAGCCATATCCAAATCCTTACTATCGTTCCGATATAAAAGAAATGATATCGAACCGATATAGCCAGTTGACAACGAATGATATCGAAGCGATATTAACCTTAACGGAGAGGTTAAGATGAAAGAAGACGCAAAGTTACTCTGCCGCCTTCCGCAGGACGTGAAAGGCTTCTTGGAAAGTCAGTCTGAAAAATACGGAAGCTCAATGAACAGCGAAGTTGTTCGCAGCATCAGGGAGCGGATGGACAGGGTGACAGAGGAAATTCCGGCTACGGCCGGTAAATAACGACAGCGGATCAAGGGAGAAAGTTTGGCGACCCGATCCCGGTAACCCGCTGCCATCAACATCACGACACAAAAGGATTTGCCCCAATGAGCAATCAAGGGAATAGCACAACTGCGCCCGCAGTTTCAACAGCATCGAGCAACGAGACGGACCCCGTGTTGGCGGCCGTTCAGGCGTACCGTGTCGGTACCAAAGCTTTCGAAGCTATCCCGAGCTGGGATCACCATAAGCACGGCGGCGAAGAGGCGGTTATCGAAAAGACCTATGGGCCGCCCATGCGGGTTCTCAATGATTGGGACACGCCTTGCAGGACAAGAGAAGGTGCAATTGCCGCCCTTCAGCACGCGCTTGAAGAAGGCGATGCGTTCTCTTGCTCCGACAGCCTTACCTCGATGACGCGCGCCGCGCTGAGTTTTCTGGAAGATCAGGAAAAAGAACTGCCCGTTGACCGTGTCGAGCGCCTGGCACGCGAGCTTTCCGAAGCTCTCTCGCATTGGGTCAACGGCCAGTTCATGGCGATGGTTTATCCAACTGGCGATATCCGGGGCTTTTGGTTTCGCACTATTTCCCGCGACGAGCGAGGAGATGAAGCCGATCCGATTATCAGCGTCATCAACCAGTATTACGCTGGCATCGTGGCGTTTCGGGCAATCCCAGAGGAAGTATGGCCGGATCTGGGCGGCGAAAATGCTGTCTGCCAATCCACTTACGGCGCAGCGATGGATGAGCTTGATAATTGGAGGCAGCCCTGCACTTCTCGTGAGGGAGCTATCGCGGCTCTGAAGTTCGCCCAAAAGGAAAGCGAAGACTATTACACTGAACCGAGCGTGAAAAGCATGATCGCCGCTGTCCTAACCTATCTGGAAGGAGCGGCAGCATGACCTCACAACATCCTACGGGGGCTCCCTCCACCAATCACGGAAAAGCCGAACTGCTTCGTGCTTACGACCATCTTTGCAACGCAGCGAGCCTTTCCCTTGCGCTTGAGATGGCGATTGGCCGTGTGACGGACGAACAGCAGCGCGCCGCCCTCGAAGCTTTAGCGGGCCAAGTCGTTGATCGCCTCGAAGACATTAAAGCTGCGATGGAAAGGATACGCGTATGAACCGCCGTACCTTCATCAAGGCCGCGGTCATTGCCGCCTCAACGCCGACCGTCACAGCGTTTGCTGATACGGCCGACCATGTAACGCTCTCACGCCTCATCGAGCTTCACACCCTGGCTTATGAGGCTGACAGCGCCGTATGGGGTATACTCTATGATCTTGACCCGTCTGGCCTTTGTATGGCGGGGCAGCCAACGGACGAGTTTCTTGCGCAAAAGCAGCGGTGCGAAGATTCAAAGACCGTTGTCGAGCGCATGGAGGCAGCAATATTTGCCTACCATCTTTCGGGCTTCAATGACGTTCTGACGCTCACGCGATGGGTTCATGAGCGGCTGGATGATTGCAAGTGCTATTTCTATGAAGATGAAAGCACAGTTCACGCCATCTTCTTGCAAATCGCCAGAACGACGGCGGCCGCATGATGTTTCACCGCGGCGGCTCCCTGTCTGACAAAGCCTTGATACCCGCAAGCCGTGCGCGGATTTCCTCCAGGTTATCCGCGTCGGTCTCTTCGAGTGCGCTCAATGTCTCCTGTAGCTCGGCAGCGCGCCTCGATACCGTGACTTGGGCAACAGCCCGTGCGGCTCTCGTCGCGAGATCCGACGACGCGGCAGAGATATCAGCCATCAGTTCGGCCAACACCTTGAATGCTCTGGTTTGCATCGCGAGCCTGTCGGGCTCGGGGAGGGCGTCTATTCTCGCCTTGTATCCCGCAATCTCCCGCGCCGCGCGGCGCCGTAAGTTGAGCAGCCGATGGCTTTGCTCTTCGATGTGGTCTTTTTGCGCCGAAGCATTCAGGCCGATGTTGACCAGCCGGCGGATCGCTTCAGCCTTTGAAGAAAGGCCGATTTCGGCCGCCCACTGCTCGATTGCGTCGGCTTCCGCGTCCGTCACCATCAACTGGAATCGGTTTGACTTATTGTCGCGAGGCATAAGGAAAATAATCCTTTTTCTTAGCTATGAGTTTTTCCCCATGTTTTTTTGTATTTCTTGGGGAAAGCTGGGAAATCGTGAGTGGGTAACGGCCCCCATTTGTTCTTTTATTTGTTCTAACATGCTATGTTGGCTCAGTTTTAGGACTTCACCCCTTGGAAGGAGCTTCGGGTAATGGAGTACATGACAGCCTCTCAAATCAAGGAGAGATATCAGGTTACTGACATGACGTTGTGGCGCTGGCTTCGAAAAGAAAGCCTCAGGTTTCCGCAACCGATCGTGATCAACCGGCGCAGGCTTTTCAAGCGCGAAGAAGTGGAAGCCTGGGAAAAACAGCAAGCAAAGGGGGTCGCATGAAGACCCTCGAACAAGGAAGGCAGCAGGGGTCACAGTTTGGCGACCAAACCCCCGCCGCCGGAAGTGAAATCGCGGTTTCCCGCGCCCATCCCCAACATCAACAGCGAGGAACGCTGATGACAGCTTCAGGTAAAGCACAGCAGACAATTCGAGTCCAGATTCTGGATGATAATAATGAGCCGGTAGGTTTTCCGGTCACACTCCGCGGACGCGAGCGGTGGACTATGGAACGCCTCATAGCAGCTGGCGCTGCCGGCATTTCTTCGCTCGACAACATTGGGCCCAGAACATCGCACTACATTTTCAAGCTTCGCGGTTATGGGTTCGCCATTGAAACCCAGTACGAGGCACACAGCGGTGACTTCCCCGGTCATCATGCTCGTTATTTCAACAGAAGCAATGTCTCAATCGTCGCAGAAGCGGGGAGGGCGGCAGCTTGACCTCACCGATAGAGCGCGCCGCCATGTGGCTTAGCGAGCAGAAAGAGCCGCCGCAGCAGGTAATCCACCTGTTGCGGCAGAAGTTCGGGATCACGGCTGTTGAGGCTGCGCAGGCTTGCACGCTGGCGGCGCAGTATCGTCAAAACCGGAGGGCATTCGGTTGAAGGCAAAAAAGAGCAAGCCAGCAGAGAAAAAAAACGAAAGCAGCTTTGCTACGTGGAAGTTTACCCTTGAGAACACGGTTAGTTCCGATCCTCTAGCTGATGGCTCATGCCTTCAGATTGTGCGCTCCTATCTCGATTTCATGAGCGCGCCGAGCGATACCCCATATCGCTCGCTTATTGACCTTCAGGTAGACACCGGCCTTGCGGAAAATACGATCATCCAGAAACGCCGCAAGATTGAAGAGCTTGGCTACTTCGTTGAGGCGGGAAAAACAAGCGACGGCGCCACGCGCTACAGAATCGTCAACGCCCGTGAAAATATCGTTCTCGATCATAAGACGATTATGCGCGAAACTCTCCGTCGTCTCGACGCAGAGAAGAAAGAGAAGTTCAGGCTCAAACGTCGCAACCTCAATGTGTCCCCCTCAGAAAATGAGGGCCACATGTCCCCCTCAAAAAGTGAGGTACTGAAAGGCTCTGAGACCCTCAGAAATTGCGGGGACAGCCCCTCAGAAATTGAGGGTAATTACGTAGATAATTACGCAGAGTCTTATAGCTATGAAGAGAGAGATAACCTTTATAGGCCCTCTTCTTCGTTCAAACCGTCCTCTTATGGGCTGAAAAGCGACGAAGAAAACACCCCGCTGCCGATCCCTGCGGATGATGCAGAGGCGGAATCGATGATGGACGCAATCTGCGATGGCCGGGACGTACCGTTGATACTGCGGAAGCGGCTGAAAAGCATGTTGAGCGGCGGCGTCCTAACCCCACGCATGGCGAATAACATCCTTGGTCCTCGGCAGGAGGTCGCAGCATGACGCAACTCGACTTGTTTGTGTGGGCCGAAAATCGGCCATCCACCGTGATTGATAGCCGTTGGCGCTTTGAGCGGAAGGTTGAAGCCCTTGTTCGGGATATGCTTGACGGGCGCATGCCTCCGCAGATTGAGGGACAGTTGATCACGCCAACGTTCAAGAGAGAGCGGAGCGTAGCGTGATGGTAAAACCTGGAACAGGCAAGCACCGGAAGGATTTCAGCCCGTCGCGTTTTGCGGCTGGCATTCATATTTTTGGCGACGGCGCGGCAATTCCAAACCCTGGCGCAGGCGGGTGGGGCGTTGTGATCTACGAGGACGGGGCAGAGATTGCCACTGGCCGTGGCGGCGATCCCGAAACCACTAACAACCAGATGGAACTTGTCGGGCTTCTGAACGCAATCGAGAAAGCCAAGGCGCTGGCCGGCAATCCTGCGGTGACAATCTGGAGCGATAGCCAGTATTGCGTCAAAGGCTGCAACGAATGGATGCCAGGATGGAAGGCCAAAGGCTGGTTTCGGGCTGGTGAGAACGCCGAGCCGAAAAACCGCGTCGTGATGAACGTGGAACTCTGGAAGGCGATTGACGAGGCGCTTTCCACCGCAGCCGGCAACATTTCAATCCGGTGGGTGAAGGGCCATTGCGGCGTTGCAGGAAACGCGCGCGCTGATCAGCTGGCGGAACAAGGGAGACAGGAGGCAATAGACCGGTCGCTGGACAACAGTATTTTGGGGAGAACGGTACGCGAACGCAGAAGTATTTTCGAATATGATGTATAATCGTTCGCGAGTAAGATCGGAGCATTATTCATGAATGATTCGGCGTTGCATTCCTTCCCAATATTCGATGAGAGACCGACTACGGAATACATTGATAGGTGGCGGCAGTTTATTTCCGAGACCGGCGTACCCGAGGATTTTGAGGGTGTGTCCACGAGCAAACCCAATCGATCCGCTAACGTTATCCTTCTATCAGATGAGATACGGGTTCCGACTGCCATGCGGCCCGGAGGAGCAAGGGTTCCGTGTCCCTTGTGTTCACCTACTGCTCCCAAATTTGGGACGGGCCGAATGGCGTATTTCCCTGACGACAGAGCTACGCGATTTATCGGTCATAGATGCGCGAAGCACTACCTCGGCGACAACTATGTCGAAGCGGAGAGGATTTTTAGGATCGAGGCAAAGTGTGCCGAGATAATCGCACTTTGGCCCAAGCTGCAGTCAAGAGCGACAGAGATCGATGCTATCGTCAACCGGATATACGGGAAGGCGCGTAAGCTTACCGAGTTGAGGAATATCATCGACATTCAAGCGCCGGGCTTCGCGTCGTTTCTGTATAATGACCTAGTTGCTAAAGGGATGCTCATTTCAACGTCCAGAGATGTTCGCGCTCAGTCTCACAAGGTGTTGGGCATGGAGTTTTTTTCAAGCGATTTCGAGCCTGAGACGGCGGCCGCGAAACTGCTGCGCGTCCGGACCGACGTCCGCCGTGCACTGCCAAGTTGGAGTATTTCAGACGGCGAGGGGGAGGCATCTAGAGAAATCGTTAAGAGGGGTAGCTCGGCGATCAGAAGGTTAAGGGAACTTCCGGCCCTTCGGGATCTGATAGCGAACTCTGCGGATTTCTTCGCCGCTCGGAATTTAAGGGCATTGGAACAGTGGCGTGCGACCGGTGCTTCTCCATTCTCTAGCCTGACCTTCAAGATAGACGGGGAACGGATCGAAACATTTGCTGAGAGTTATGCTGGTCGATACAACTGGTCGGTCATCTTCCCAAAAGACCTTATTGCGCATCTACCGACAAGGGACGAGATTGACGCTTTAGGCTTGCTGGAGGTGATCAATTGAGTACAAGCGCTCCGCAGTCCAGGCCGCAAAACAATTTAGAAACTTGGTATGCGGTTCGCGTTGCGCCCGGCGCTCAACGCATGGCAAAAGGTTTGAGGACTGCTCCGGGGGAGCGGATCGGAGAGACCCTTCTCGAACGCGAGTGCCGGGAATCGGGTATTTCGGTGTTCATGCCGTCGTTTTGGACGGTGGTTCGCCATCAGCGAACAAACAAGCTCATCGAGAAACGTTTCCCCCTATTTTTGGGATACGCTTTTGTAAAGATCGAAGAGGAGCGTTTTGCTCTGGCTCGCGAGATGAAGTCGATCAGTTATTTTCTGCGTGGGGGCGGACGTTATGGTCTTGCCTCGTTTTCTGATGCAAAGATGCTGGAATTGTATCTCGCCGATCTGGAGGCGAAAGAACTCCATGTAACAATGAGAAGGAACGGGGAAGCCGATGTCCGGAAAGAACGCAGGGCAATTCTCGGCCGGCAGCTTGGATCGATCTTCCCGAAAGGCCGCCGCAAGAAGGTTCCTATCAGGATGATGGCCGCCGCTGCGATGAACAGTTTGACGCCAAAGGCGAAAGAGCGTTGCGCCTCAATTTTGGAAGAACTGGAAAATCTGGATAAGGTCGAGGCGGAATCTTGCAAAAATCCAGCAAATCCATTAACTTCAGCAGCGTGATTTGGGTGTTGCAGTCGGACCTTCTTCGGAAGATGATCAATTCGACGGCCCAGTGCGGGAAGGTCCGATTCCGCGCCTAAGGAAAAATGCATCCAAAATTCTCTTTATGCTTGAAAAGTAGAGATGGCATCCGTTCAGCCGCGGCTCATAACTACGGCTACCTTTGTTTCTATGTTTTGCCTAACGAGGGCCGGATGCTCTCTTTAGCTGGTTATGGCCAGCCAAACTGGATTCTTCATCGCTCTTTATGGAGCAACGCAGCCACGCGCTGATTCATGACGTCTCGGATGCCGAAGATGGCGCTGGATCGCAGCGCGTTACCCAAGTGCATCATTGTTTGAACTGCTACTCGTGGCACCTGTCCGAGGATCAATTCCCCGTCGTTCGATACGAGAGGACCTGAGTATAGAACCCCTACAAGCAGAAGCCTTTCTTTTCCCATCGAATAGACGTTTTTTTCACGGTCGAGATATCCGTCCCTATCGAAAATGAATACTGGAGACCCGGAAGATCCGGGGAAACATGCCATATCAACCATAAACTCCGGCTTGCCGTTGTAGCACTTAGACAACGCGGATGCTGTGATGCCTCGACGCACTATTGGGAGGTTGTTAGCCTCATCCGATATTCCCCTTGGGCAGCCAATCATCGTCACGGTCTCGATCGCGTCAAAATATTGCCATTGGTCTCCCCGCGGGATGAGGTCTAATTCAAGCGGCGCAAAAAAAAGAGGCGTGCCGGCCTCACGGGCCTCAAGCACCATGGATGTGAACAATACTGCGCACAAATCTATGTCGGGAGAAGGGTGATAAATCACGTAATGCTCATCGACTGGAATGGTACACGAGACAAATTTACCTGAGGGAGCATCATCTTCGGCAATGTGGCAGACTGCGGTAACCGCGGTTGCGTCCTCTAAAACATGTTTGTTTGTTAATATTGCAACTGTTTCGTAATCTTCATCGAGATGAAATCTCATAAAAAAACCGGTGCCCGTGGACGTGGCCGCCCCATTCGCGGAGCTTGTAAGTTTAATCGTTGAATACAGAAGCTGTTCCGCTGGAGTTAACTGCATCGCGCCCTCAAAAAACTACGACTGGAAACAATCACGAGGTGACGGATTCGGCAACAGTCTCCGAGCATCGCGGAATACTCCAAGGTTCTGGGTTATCGCATCGCCGCTTTCCCCACCCCACGGCCACCACCGAGCAAGAGCGGGACAGGGCGCCAATCGCACGCCATACCTTGTCATCCTTTAACTATCTTCTCGATACTCTCAGCTGACAGGGACCGCCCTCCGAACCCAACCTTGTGCATCTCTGCGTCATATGCTGGGAGCATTTTCCGATAAGAAGGAAGGCTAGTCTGGGAGTGAGAGTTCAAAGACCGGCCCTTGAATTCTGAAAAGCGATCCATGTTGTTTATCAGGAATGATGCCACACTATGATGTTTGTCGTGGTTAGCATCGAATCCTGAGAACGTGAGATCATATGGATACACATTCGCTGCCAACTTGGTTTGATCGGCTGCGGGCAGCTTCTTTACGCTGTGCTCGATGTATGACCACATTGAGAGGATATCGGCTGTTTCTTTTACAATAGCCTCGTCAGTCTCTTCAGTGGCTATTCCAGGATACTCCCACGAAAGAGCCCATGAGTGACCGTTGAATATAGCGGATCGGATAAAGTCGAGGTCAATCTCCTGCTTGCCGTCCTTTTGATCCGCCAATGCCAGTAGAATAAGCTTTTCGCCATCAGACAGTTTCATCGTTTTGCCTTCTCGTTGGTGACATCGAATTTGTAGCGAGACAGGGAGATAATTCTGTCGAGCGCTTCATCTACTTTTGGTGGGATGCCATCTTCACCCGCAGCTTCGGCCGCAATGTCGTGGATGAGGTCTAGCACACTATCTAACTGCTCTGCGGTGGGGCGCTCAATGCCCATGGCTCTCTCCTAGAGTTGTAGAGGAGATAGAATAAAACCACGACGGCAAAGATTCGCAAAGGGCGCACACATCAATCCGCAGGTGGCCCCGATTTGCAGAAAACCATGCGCTGTCCGCTCGACGGGCTCACCTCCCGGCATATGGGGCGCAAAGCAAGACAAACCGGAATTCACTCACGAAGGCTTCGAAACTTTATGGCAGGAACCACAAAATTTACCGAAGAGATAGGAGACGCCATCTGTGAGCGTATAGCGCTTGGGGAAAGCGTTCGCTCTATCTGCGACGACGAAGCAATGCCTTCCATGTCCACGGTCTTTAAGTGGCTGCGTGACAATGAAGCATTCTCGCAGCAATACGCGCACGCGCGCGAGGTTCAAGCTGACGCCCTCTTTGACGATATCATTGATATTGCCGACGACGGGCGGAACGACTGGATGGAGAAGCGGAACGCCGATGGTGAAAGCATTGGCTGGCAGGAGAACGGCGAGGCGCTGCGCAGGTCGCAATTGCGGATCGATGCCCGCAAGTGGATGGCCGGGAAACTCAGGCCGAAGATTTATGGCGACAAGCTTGACGTTGGTCTAACCGCGACGGTCGATTTCGTCGTCAATGCCAAGCCAATGACCGAAGAAGAGTGGCAGAAGCAACATGGGGCAAATCCAGCTTAGACGCGTTGCGTGGTCGCCGCAGGAAGGCCCACAGAGCGCGCTGGTTGATTGCCCGTACCGTGAGATATTCTTCGGCGGCGCGCGCGGTGGCGGCAAGACTGACGGCGTTCTCGGCAAGTATGCCATCAAGGCCGCGATTTACGGGTCAGCCTTTAATGCGCTGTTCTGCCGGCGTGAACTGCCGATGCTCGATGACGCGATTGACCGCAGCAAAGAGATATATGGCAAGATTGGCGCCGGCTGGAACGATCAGAAGAAGACATGGACATTTCCGGGTGGTGGCCGCCTTCGTTTTCGGCCGCTGGAGCGAGTACAGGACGCCGACAAATATCAGGGTCAGAACGTCTCGGACGCGTGCATAGAAGAGGCTGGTCTTTATCCGGACAGCAAGCCGATTGATCGCCTGTTTGGCGTGCTTCGATCGGCACGAGGCGTGCCAACGCAGCTTATCCTCACGGGCAACCCCGGCGGCGCTGGGCAGCACTGGATTAAACAGCGTTACATCGATCAGGCACCGCAGGGCATGGTTCCGCTGTCCCGGCTGCTGCCGAATGGAAAAACACACCGTTACGTCTACATCCCGTCGCGGGTGCAGGATAACAAGCTGCTGCTGGAGAACGACCCGGAGTATATCAACAACTTGTATCTGGTTGGCTCAGAGCAGCTTGTGAAAGCTTGGCTGTCAGGTGATTGGAACGCTGTCGAAGGCGCGTTCTTCGACTGCTGGAATAGCTCTAAGCATGTCATCCGGCCGTTCGCTATCCCGCAGGACTGGACGCGGTTCCGTTCGATGGACTGGGGCTCGGCGCATCCGTTCTCGGTCGGCTGGTGGGCGATAGTGAGCGATGATTACCGGACTGAAAACGGGGTTCTTCCTCGTGGATCAATCATTCGCTACCGGGAATGGTACGGATGCAAGGAAGGCGAAGCGAACGTTGGCCTGAAGCTAACCGCCGAGGAGGTGGGTATCGGCATTGCGACCCGAGAGGGCGCCGAGTTCAACGACGCTCAGAAGATGATCAAGCCGCCAACAGAGCCTATTGCTTACGGGGTTCTCGATCCTGCCGTGTTCGGAGAAGATGGCGGACCATCTATCTATGAGCGCCTTTCCCGCGCGACAGATTTCAAGGTGGTTTTCAGACCGGCTGACAATAAGCGCGTGCCAGCACATGGAGCGATGGGCGGCTGGGACCAGATGCGCGGGCGAATGAAGGGCGATGGCGACAGACCGGGCCTCTACGTGTTTTCGACGTGCAAGGACTTCATTCGAACCGTGCCGTTGCTCCAGCACGACCCGAACAGGGCCGAAGATCTGGACACGACCAGTGAAGACCATATCGCTGACGAGGCACGCTATGCCTGCATGTCACGGCCATATGTGGTCATCAAGGACACAAAGAAAGACGACAATGCGCAGCGCGACTGGTTCGAAGAGCCGGAAGACGATGACGATTCCCCAGATTGGAAAGTAGCCTGATGGAAGACATTCAGTTTCATGGATGGCTCATCGACATGTTCACGGACGCCGAAGACGGGTCTGACAAGTCGAGGAAGGGCGCGGAAAAGTACATCGACTATTACAACAATCGGCAGTGGACCGAGCGCGAAGCCGAAATCCTTCGCAAGCGTGGCCAGCCGGTAGTGTCTTTCAACCTGATCCGCAACAAGATCGATTACCTGCAGGGGCTGGAGCGGCAGCAGCGCACACAGCCGCGGGCATTGCCGCGCACGCCGATGCACGAGCAAGATTCGCAGGCCGTTACGGACTCGCTGCGCTATGTCTGCGACGATCAGGGATACTCGGACATCAAGTCGCTGGTATGGGGAGATATGCTCAAGGCCGGCTGGGGTGGTGTCGAGATCACGGTGCGCATGAAGCGCTCGTCGCTGCTGTCGTCAACGGCGATGTCGCAGCCTGATTATGATGTGAAGCTTACGCGCTGTGCGTGGGATCGCATGTTCTGGGATCCGCATAGCTCGGAAGACGACTTTTCGGACGCCAGCTATCTTGGGCTCATCATCTGGATGGATCGGGAAGAGGCTGTAAGGCGGTACGGTGACGGCGCGGCCGCTGTTTTCGATGAAACTGTGTCGATTGCGACGACGGGCGAGACATACGACGACAAGCCGAAGTTCTCATGGGTGCACAGCGCGCGCCGCAAGCGTATCCGCGTCATTCAGATGTATTTCATCGGCCAGGATGGCCAGTGGAGCTATGCCGAGTTCACCAAGGGCGGCATTCTTCGCGATGGGCCGTCGCCGTGGCTGGACGAGGATGGTGAGCGAGAACATCCCTATGCCTGGCGCTCGTCGTATACCGATCGCGACAATGGCCGTTACGGGCCAATCCGCGATCTGGTCGATCCTCAGGACGAGATCAACAAGCGCCGGTCGAAGAAGCTGCACCTTGATACGTCGCGTCAGACGTTCGGCAACGACGCCTACAATTCGAATGTGAAGGAAAACAAAAGGCAGCTTCAGAAGGGTGACGGCCACATCACGCTGACTGGTCCTGCCAAGTTTGGTGAAGACTTCGGTATCATCCCGACCAATGACCAGTCGCAAGGACACATGCAGTTGCTTGAGCAGGCGATGGCGGTCTTTGAGGTCATGGGGCCGAACGCGGCAATGCAAGGGAAGCAGGCAGGCCAACAGTCGGGCCGTGCCATCATCGCCCAGCAGCAAGGCGGTCAAACGCAGATGGGCTTGCTCACCGATGCACTGCGTCAGATGGACATGGATGCATACCGCAAGATGTGGAACCGCATTCGTCAGTTCTGGACTGGTGAGCGCTGGATTCGGGTCACCGACGACATGCGCAATCTTCGGTGGGTTGGCCTGAATACCAACCCGCTGTCAATGCCGCCTGGTGCGGTACCAGAAGGCGCAAACGTTTCGATGATGCAAGGCAAGCTGGCTGAAGTGGACATCGATATCATCCTTGACGATGCGCCGGCCGTCGGTGCGCTGATGGACGAGCAGTTTAGCCTGATCGTTGACCTGAAGCGGATGGACACCAAGGGCGAAATTCCGTTCAAGGCGGTTATTGCCGCGGCGCCGAACCTTCGATCCAAGGGCGAATTGCTCAAGGCGATTGGCGATGCTGAGCAACAGCCGCCGAATCCGATGGCGATAGCCGGAGCGGAGGCTGAAGTGGCCACACAGCAGGCCACAGCCAAGCTGAGAAACGCACAAGCGGAAAAAGCGATGGCAGATGCTCGACAGACGATGACGCCCTCTGACGGCGGCTCTGGAGTATCCGAGATCGATTTCGCAAAAGCGGGTGCCGAAATCCGAAATACGGAGGCCAGCACGCAGAAGATCATGGCGGAGACTGATCAGACCCGCCTTGAAACGACCCTGGCAGGGCTTGGCCCGGTTCCATGGTCATTCATACCCGGTGCCGGGGCAAACGGGCAGCCGGTCGCAGGCCGTTAATCTGCATGGTGGTGCCGACCTGAACGGGCAACGAACCGGTGCCGGGTTTTACGGGCAATCGTAATCTTCACGAACGAGGAACAAACTGTGACTGAGCAATCGCTGGACGACATCATGTCGGGCCGGGGCGCTTCTGCGTCTTCGGATTCCCAGACAGACAACAACGCTGCAAATGCTGCCACAGCCGCCGCCGCTCCCTCGGGACAGACGACGGAACAGGGGCAGCAGCGAGATGGTCAAGGCCGTTTCGCTGGCAAGGAACAGGCAACGGCACAGGGTCAGGCTGATAACGCCGCCGCCCAGCAGCCGGGGCACGTTCCCATTCAGGCACTCGACGCCGAGCGCGGCAAGCGCAAGGAGACCGAAGAGCGCTATGAAAAGAAGCTGAAGGAACTGGAAGACAGGATCGCAAGTCTTTCCAATCCGCAGCAGGCCACGCAGCAAGCCCAGCCAGTCGCACCACCTGAAATTTTCGAAGACCCTGACGGCTACATTCGTCACCAACTGACGCCGGTACAACAGCAAATGATGGACATGCGGGAATTCGTTTCCGAGAACATGGCCACCACTGCTTATGGCGCAGATGCTGTCAATGAAGCCAAGCAGGCAATCGAACAGGTTGCGGCGACACCTGAAGGTCAGCGCGTCATTGCCGAGATGCTTCAATCTCAGCACCCGTATGACGCCCTGATGAAGTGGCACAAGAAGCAGAAGGCCATGGCCGAAGTAGGCGATGATCCTGAAGCTTACTTCCAGCGCCGTCTTCAGGAAATGCAGGCCGCCCAGCAGCAGCGGTAA